GATTATTCAACCACTACAATCTCAATAAATCCTTCAGCCTGCCAGTTGTCGTCATAACGGTTTTCTTTGCCGTCCAGCCACCACTCGTAATCAACGGACCAGTTGTTCAGCGTAAGACCATGCATCTGCCGGTAATAGTCCATGATGAGCGTCCAGCAGTCCGCATGCCCCAGCACCCAGCGGCGGCCAACAAGGTCACGATCTTCACGCGGGGAGAAAGTACAGAAATCACCGTCCGGCCACGACATAATCCCCCACTCCACGCCGCTGTGATCGCACTGTATGCGGTCCATTTCTGACGGTACCAGCGTTGCCACATCGGGATGAGAATGGACTATCATCAGCACGTCACCCTGCGTTTCGGCTGACAGGTAGTCTTCCGGCGCCAAGGTGAAATGTTCCGTAGGTTTATCTGAGGTATTGCGGCAGGGAATGTACGTCTGAGCGGCAGCGGCCTGAACGATAACGCCGCACGCCTCTTTCGGGTATTCAGCGGCCACATGTTCCCGGATGGCCGCCATAAGTTTTTCACGCATGGTTATTTGCCTTGTAAATTTGCGGCTGGCATGCCCCCGAACGGTAGCGGCTGATCGTCACCAAGCCTCGCTTTACAGTCTGCCATCCGTCCACCGCACACATCTTTTGACGGGTCGTCGGTTGCCGTACCGTCTTTGGCGAAATATTTAGTGCCGTTGTAATCACAGCCTGTGCCCGTCCGGTACCAGCCGCGCATGCACCAGGTACAGACAGGCATAATCTGCCGGGTCGGCAGTTGCAGGTTCTGGATGTCGAACGGCGAACACAGCTCAAAATCAACCTGTACCCGCGTTTCCGCTGATTTGGCATTGACGTAAAACAGCTGCACCCGCTCTTCCTGCGGGTTGGCGTTTGGATTGCCAGCAGTCCAGTTTGCCGCATCGAGGTATTTCGCCAGTGTGGTATGGATTTTTACCTTCGCCTTTACCATGTCGTCGAACTGAAGGCACAACGCCGTGACGTAGTTCCCCACGTTGCCGACGGACAGTTTTGGTGTGGGCTGTGAGCCGGTACTGGTCATTTCCAGCCCTGTCAGCTCATAGGGGTGAGGATCGTACTCATTGCCCTGCCAGATTATCGACGGCAGATTTTCAGCCGCGAATGAAGCCCAGCCGTCAGTCGGTAGGTTATAGGCGTGAAAACGCAGCACCGTATCAAGGCCGAATTCAGTACCGTCAATCTCGATCAACTGAATCAGCTGGCCCGACTCCAGCGCCTGAATATCCTGGTTAAAGCTCATATTTCACCCGTAAAAAAGGCCGCACGCGGCGGCCTGTGTGGATTTGCTGAAGTTATGGGGCAAATGCCTGTTCAAACGTAAAGGTGATTTCGACAAACCCTCCGTTGATAAACTTCGAATTAACCGAGTCCGATTTGACGCGGTAAAGTTTCTTTTCCCCCCAGGGGTTAACCCACCAGAAGGAACTGATCACATGCTCACGAAGAAACACACGCAGCGGCCCCATATCAGCGGCCACGCCGTTGCAGGTCAGCGACCATGTTTCGGCCGCCATATTGATCCCGTTACTGCTAATCTGCTTATAGCCGTCACCGAACTGCGCCTGGTTGGTTGACACGTTCAGCTGTTCGCTGCTGTTGATCCTGGCCGCCCAGGTAAAGGTATCTGTAGCCATCAGCTCTTATCTCCCTCTGTAAAGCAGTCCGCCTGGCGCAATCTCTTTGCGAAGCCGATCGGAAATCTCACTCTGAATAATCGATCCCAACTGATTGGCTGCATTAGCTGTGCCGCTACTGCTGGTCTCTCCGCCACTTTCGCCCTGTACGAACGTGACCGGCGCATCAACCTGAATATACGTTGCACCGCCCTGTGAGGATTTGTCGCCACCCGACACTGCCCGGACACCCAGCGAACCATCAGCGCCACGGGTTAACGGCATAATTGCTTCAGGTCCTGCTTCGCCCATCAGTCCAGCGCCTTTGGCGAACGCAAACAATGTTGGCTTACTTACGATACTGTTACTGTGAGTACTGAGGTCTGATGAAGAATAAACGCCGCCTTTGGCGTTTAAAGCCAGATTACTGTAAGCGCCGGAACTAAACGCACTGGATGCTGCAGCCGTTGAAGCCCCGGACGCAACACCGCCGCCAAGGCTCATAAACGATGACAGAATGGTTTTTGTCAGGATGGCTTGCGCCGCCATATCAATCAGGTTCTGAACGATACTTTGCGTGAGAGAAGCAAACATATTCTGCATGCTTTCTCTGAAACTCTGCGTACCGGTCAACAATCCGGTAAGAGAGTTGGTTGTTCTTTCACGCACTGTATCGATCAGACTGATGTAGCCCTTATGCAGCTTGCTCTGCCCGCTGTAAAGGCTGAGCGCCGCCTGATATTGGGCATCAGCGGAATCCTGTGAAGATTGCTGCATCAGTGCTTCATACTGCTCCTTGCTTATTTTGCCATTGGCATAGTAGGCGTCGTACAGACTCTGCTGCTGGACCAGCTGGTTTTGCAGGCGGACAACGGGGTCGACTTCTCCCGCGATATTAAGTTGTGGGGCTGCTGCTGCGTCAGCCTGGGCCTGGAGTAACTGCCGGGTGCTGCTCTGAGTAAGTTCAAGTCTGGCGGTCTGATATTCTTTTTCAGTCAGCAAACGGGCATCGAAAAGCTCTTTCAGCTCCAGGCTGGTCTGCTTTTCCTGGGCTATCGTCGCTTTGCCCGGTGCGTATTTTTCGGCAAGTTCAAGCCGTTGCCGCTGATAGTTATCCGCACTCAACAGCAACGCTTTTTGCAGGTCCTGCTGGCTGGTACCTGAGGCTTTCGCCTCCTTAACCAGTTTTTCCTGAGCGGCTTTTTCCTGCAAATTGATTTTCTGCAGGCTGGTTGCGTGCTCTTCCTCAATACCCTGCCTCAGGCTCTGAAACTGCTTAAGTGCCTGCGCCCCCTTTTTATCCGCTTTCGCCGGGGCGTCCCCCGTCCATGGAGACTGAACACCCTTACCTGCCTCACTCAGCGCTTTAACATCGCTTTGCAGATTTTTTGCTGAATCAGCGATCCCGGTCTGGACAAGAAAACGCGCTTTACTGACGTTCTCCATGTTGTCCTGAGTGGTTTTCAGTCCTTTATTAACCGACTCAAGGTCAGCTTCAGCGCGGGTTTTACCGGACTGCACCCCCGACAACTGCCCGAAGGGATCAAACCCCTTGAGGTCACCAATACGACTGTCAGCATCCTGAATTTCTTTCATCAGTTGGTTACGCTGGGTGACCTGATTTTCATACTGAGACTGAAGGTCCAGCTGCTTTACTGACAGCTGCTTATCTGACAACTGCATCAGCGCGGTAGTGGTTTCAACCACGGCATCTTTCAGGTTGATCGCTGAGTCCCGCGCATCTTTCGCCTGTTGGTGAAAATACAGCAGGGCTGAACCGGCCAGCATAGCTGCGCCAAATGGCCCGCCCACCAGCGACAACGCACCTTTTGCCAGGCCAACGGCAACAGATGCCGCACGGGCAGAAACTGAAATCTGCCTGTTGGCCGTATCCAGTTGAATTTTTGCAGCAGTAGCGAGGCGGGTTTGTTCAGTTTCTTCTCTTATCAGCCGGTTAAAATCCTTCTGATAACTGACATTGAGCCCATATTGTTTTGCCGTCTGCTCCATCGCACGGTACTGACCGAATTCAGCATCATTCCGTTTCAGTATTGCTGCTGTTGATTCCAGCGTTTTCTGGGCAATCGCCGCCTGCGAAGCTGAAGCGGCTTTCACTGCTGCCTGATTATCCTTCCATGCAGACAGACTTTCCCGAAGGCCAGCAGTAAGTTTTGTTGAAATAACCGGGATCAGGGTGTATAGAGCAACCGAAGCGACCATATTGAAATTATCAGTCAGGCTGTTGATGCCCTCAGTGATTGCCTGAATCCCTGACCTGAGCGGACCGCTACCAGACTGGCCGACTTTAATAATTAACCCTTCGAAAGCACTGGTAAGCCCCATAAGGTCGCCATTCAGGTTATTAACGCGGATGGCGGCCTGTTCGTGGGCAGTTTGTGTGCCTGTAAGAGAATGGGTGAGTTCATCAAGCTTGCTGCGATTATCAACCAGAATAGATGCGGCGTTGATATTTTCCACGCCAAACACCTTAACAGCCTGTGCCGTTGACAGGTTTTTCCCGGCAAGATTCCCCAGCGCCTGGCTGAGCCCCACTACTGACGGTTTCAACGTTTTATCCGTACCTTTTTCAAGGTTCAGAATAACATTACGCAGTGCAGTACCTGCCTCCCCACCTTTGATCTCACGGGAAGCCAGCACCTGAATGGCGGCGTTGAGCGTTTCAAAACCAATACCAGCCTGGGCTGCCGCCACCCCGCCATTTTTGATAGCGGCAGCAGTATCACTGATTTCAGATGCACCAAATTTTGCACCTGCGGCCAGAACGTTAATATAGCGGTCAGCCTGCTCTGCACCTGCACCAAACTGATTAAGCGAAAGCGCGAGGGTTTTGGTGGCATCAGGCAGCGTACTCCCTGCTGCCTGTGCAAGCACCAGAGCACTGTTAGTGGCTTTGGTCAGCCCGTCCGCTGTTTCCAGCAATTCCGGTTTCGCCGAAGCCATCAGCTTCAGTGCTTCCACTGCCTGACTGGCACTGTATTCTGTCGTCCGCCCCATTTCCTGTGCGGCGGCGTCCAGAGTTTTAAGCTGTGCGCCAGTCGCCCCGGTTATTGCAGAGAGGTCAGACAGCGCCTGCCCGTACTGGCGAGAGGTCTGAATAATTGAGCCGAGAGATAACCCCACACCCGCAAGCCCTGCCAGGCGTCCGGCCAGACCGGTTACGGACGAGGTCACACGCTTATAAGCGTCTTCCGTCTTTTTAGCATCGTCCTGAGCCTTCCGGTTGAACCGGCCAGACTGGTTATTCGCATCGCTGTATGCGCTCACCAGCTGAGATTTGAAATTAGCGGCGTTCAGGTGAAGCCCAACAGCCAGCGAAGCGACATCAGCCATTACATTAGCGCTCTCATTACGGCATCGCACTGATCGTTAACGGTCGGAGTGCGCTGCTCAGGTTCAAAATTACTGACGGCTTCCGGTTGTTCAGATCGGGCAAGAATGCCCTGGCTGAGAAAGTAGGCCCGCCAGTGCTGAAGGGTGTCAATTGGAAGATCGGCGATTCTGGAAGGATCAGGCTCACCCCAGCGATCGGCCAGCCAGAAAATCAGCTGGAGCCAGGGTGAGCGGGTAAGTTTTTTTCGGCTTCATCCAGTCGTCCAATCGCATGAGCTTTGACCTTTCCAATAGCATCAATAAGCGTGGGGTTATCGTGTGCAGCAATAAGCTCTGCGGCGGTTGGCAAAAATTCAGGTAAAATCGCTGACCCGTCAGGGTTAACCAGACTGTCAATAATTAACTGAACGCTCATTTCTGAGGAACGCCGTACATCATCTTCCAGTTGTGCTTTATCGAGTGCTTCTTCGTAATCAATCAGCTCTCCGGCAGTCCTGCGGCGAAGATACACTTTCGCGCCAAACAGCTCTGTTTCAATTGCGGTATTCCTGGGCTTAAGAAGCGCCTGCTTCAGTGCCGACAAATCAAAATTCTGTGCGGTCATTTTTATTTCCCGATAGAAGGTTTAAAGCCGCCGTACAGGCGGCATTATGTGGAATTCAGTAACCCGGAAAAGACTACGAACCGGAAGCCGTACCCCACACGATGTTATTCTGCTTACCCTGAACGGTAATCTGAATAACTTCACTTGCAGGGGCTGTGATTTCGTTCATCTGCCAGCCTGACAGCGCCAGGATCATATTCGCCGTCCGGCCATTAGGTAGCTCAACGTAAAACTGAACGGTTTCACGGTTTTGCGCGGAATTAAGGAAGTCGGCAAAATCCTGATTATCCGGGTCATCAATAAACCCCAGCGACTTCTCCGGCCCTTCAGGCAGGTCACTGATAAATTGCTTGCTCGTGTCTATCAGCGTGGTGCAGTCTACAAAGCTCCCCGTCTGGCCGGTTGCTCCCAGCGCTTTACAGTTGATCAGGGGTTTCATTTCGGAAACATCAGCGCCAGCAGCGCCATACAAAACCACGGTACCGGCAGGCAGCATCGCGTATTCCGGCGAAGTTTTATTATCAGCCATGTTTTTTCTCTCTCAGATTGAATGGCAGCAGACGCTACCCGTTATTGGTAATGCGATCGCGGATTTCCACCGCCAGAATGCGGAGAACTTTTGCTTTGTTGTAGTCCAGAGCGGGACGGATGAAGGGATCAGGAACCTGTTTGACAGTGCCGAATTCCTGCGCCAGCGCCTTGATATAATGTTCTTTGCTGGGTCCTACACGTAAGGACACAACCGTATTTCCCAGCGTTTTAGTGGAAGTACGGATTTTGATGGAATCGCGCATATGCGGCCCACTGGCGACATCGTCATAACCAGCATGCTCTTTCATGTCCTGCTCAACGATTTCAAGTGCTACGCGGCCAGCATCGCGGAGAACCTTTTTACCAGCCTTTTCTCCCAACGCCATCAACTGGCGCTCCAGCTCAGCCAGTCCGGTTACTTCCATACGGATCATGATGTGCCCTCGCTGAAGTAAATGATGAAGTCCCTGACCAGCCGGTACTGTACCTGGTTGCTCGTAAGCGTGACGCAGCTTTGCTGAATCCCGCCCCGCTCCACGTACTGCACCGGATACCCGGCAATCTCTCCCTGCCGGATACCACGCCACGCTGACCAGATAGCCCGGTCCAGTTCCACCAGCGCGGTGTAATCATTCAATCGGTAAAGGGATATCTGAAAGCGACCGGCGATAAGCCCCGTGCGAACCAGGCCGTTATCCATCTCTGGATCGGAGATACGCTGGAAAGTGACGCCCTCCTGCACCGGGTCCGGCAGCAAAAGGGGATATACCGGCAACCCGGACAGCGTGCCTAGCGCCGTTTTGATAGCCTGTTCAATCATGGCGGACATCTCTTTCGGCCTTCAGAACAAGCCGATCGGAGAGACTGTGATCAACCGAAACCACGGTCCAGGTCGCATCCTTCCACTTAACCTTCCAGTCAATGCTGACGCCCGGATAAGGCCAGATCGTGAAATGCCAGGTTTCAACGACCTGCTGCTGATCCAGCGTACGGATTTTCCGGTTGGACCTGATTTCAGTGGCGGCCCAGACCTTTGCCACATCGACGGGCTGCCCCGGTAGCGGTTCGCCAAGTGGCCCGGTTGTGATCTCCACCTTTTGCAGGGTAATAAGGGCGTTCAGGTTGCCCGCATCAAGACCAGCTGACATAACTCATCCTCAGATAATGGTGGGGACATGGAGCGTGCGGAGAATAGCCTTTACGCTGAAAGGAAGATCGCCATCGGGAAAGGCCGTTTTATCTTCACCCGCCCTGATCCGGTCAAGTACGGCGATCAGCGCCAGGGTGCCGCGCCTTACCCTTCGCAGCGCAGCGCCCTCAATAAGCTCGCCCTTTTCATCAATAAATTCGTCCCTGTGACCTTTTACATAGTCAAGCACAGTGGCACTGGCGTCAGAAATCGTATCCTCCAGCCAGTCATTTTCCTCATCGATGTACCGGCGAAGGTGATCTTTAACCTCTTTAAGAGTGACAAAATCCGTCATGGTTTAGACCTCGTATCGCGCCCGCGCTTGACGGCCAGCGTCCAGCCTTTTGAACCGGGTTCACCCGGCTTAGCCGTGGTTTCCTCATGGCAGTACCAGACTGAACCCGCCCAGGTCACACAATCACCAGCCAGGTAGGTCTTGCCCTCGCTGAAGATGTCGCGGTAAATCATTACCGGGATACTGAACATTTTCTCCGTCTTTGCCCCGCTGGCCTGCGAAGCGGTCACAGTGAACCTACGCTCGCTCTCCTGGGTGATATCAACCGACGTGACGCCGTCCACCACGCATTCCCAGCCGTTCATGCCGGTAGTTTTCTGGAAGGAGCGCCACAGACCGCCGTTGTGGCTGGCAAAGGTGCCGCGCGGGTAGGATTTTTCAGCATCAATGCACGGCAGTATTTCGATCTGCAACGCGTCTTTGCCGTCAGTGCCGGGCTCACCGTCTTTCGGTGCTGGTATGGCGCTGACAGCATCCGCCACCATCGCGGTGATATCCGGCAGCGGTTCCGGCTGCGGCAGGCTGATTGCCGAAACTTCTGTTGCCACGGCCGCTTTCACCATCGCGCCAATATCAGGCAGCGCGGGGAGTTCAGGCTCCGGCAGCGCCGCAACAGCATCTGCAATCATTTTTGCCACATCAGGTAACGGTTCGGGCTGCGGCACGTCAATACCAGCCACCTGCTCAGCCACGGCCGCTTTAACCATCGCGCCAATATCAGGCAGCGGGGGCGGCGGAGGTATCTCTATCGCTGCAACGGCTTCAGTAACCATCCGGGCCACATCCGGCAACTCTGGCGCTGAAGGCACCCCGACGTGTGCGAGAACCGCACTGACAATGGCGCTTTCACCCGGCACTGAACGCTGAACATCCGCAATCAGTGCTGCCTGCTCAGCGATAACGCGATGAAGTTCGCCGATTTCCCGCGTTTTTTCAGCCAGCGCGGCATCGTATTTTATCTGCATCGCGGTAAGCTGCTCTTTTACCGCTTCGCCCACCGCCTGCAACAGTGACATGTCACGCTCATTCATGGGTAAATATTCCTCTCAGCATACTGACCGCCAGTGAGCGTTGCTGCTCCGGCAGCGCCCTGCTGGTCTCATCGTCTTCAGGGGTAATGGTGGGGGCCGGGGCTGTTGAAGAACCGTTACTGAACGGGTTATCCTGCGCATCGCGCTTCGCCAGCGCAGCAAGGCTGTAATTCTGCTGCTGCATATAAGGCGTCTCACCTCCGGTAACAGGTGGCATATTCTCTTTCTGACGCGCCTGGTTGGGCGTGAGAAACCCGGCGCCAATGCCCTCTTTGTAGGCTTTGTAACGGCCTTCAGTGTCCATGCGGATCAGCACATCGAGATCAAACTCAACGCCGGTTTGTTCATCAAGCCCCAGCGATTCATCCAGCAGCAGTTCAATCGCCTCAATATGGGTCTGAAGACACTGTGAGTAATACTGCTGGTCCAGCGCCTCGATATTGTTGTATGAGGGAGCGGTAGACGTATCGACCTTATAAATCGGGACGTGGAACGTTGAACAGATGATTTTGGCCGAAAGGTTCAGCTGCTCCACCATCTGCGCATCCACGGAGGTCATGGTTACCGTTTTGAAATCTGCGCCATCCGAGAGCAGGCCGGTTTTTCCCGCATTGGCCCCGGTATACCCGGCATCCCAGTCAGCTTTGATGCGTTTTGCATCATCAGCATCTATTCTCCCCGGTACGACAATAACGCCGCCCGGCCTGCCACCATTTTTAAAATGATTAACCGAATTACTCAGGATGGCATCACCCTGCATGGCGGTCAGCCCACACGCATAAACAGGGGAAAGCCCGCACAGAGGGTGAAAAAAGCAGTTGAAGCGGTCGTGAATAATTTCACGCGCGGGAACCATTACCTGAGCCTCAAGCCCGTGAACATTGTCTGGCCGCACCTGGTAGAAGATTTCACCATCCTCAGTGACGTAGGGGGTGACCTTATTCGGGTCAAGCACGCGCCACTGTTTAACAAAACCTGAGCCGTCGCGCAGTTTCAGGACATAGGTGTTACCGTCTGAGAGTTTGGAGTTCATCCAGGATTCGAAGAACTGCATCCGCGTCTGAAAACTGTTCGGTTTTCGCAGCAAAGGGGAAATCCGGGTATCAGCATGATCAGCCCAGATACCACTGTCTGACCTCTTTTTCAGCAGCACCGGCATTTTGGCGATATCTGCGGATATCAGCGAAATACAGGAAAACACGGCGTGATAAGCCAGTACGGTTGTACTGTCCACCTCAATATTTCGCTGCCATGCCCCGGTGAATGATTCAAAAATCCGCAACCAGCCACCGCCAGACACCGCCTGTAACGCCTTTTCTTCCCGTGCCTTTCGGCGGAAAATATCAAACATCGCGCTGTCTCTCCTGGCGTTATTTCTTTCTTTTACCCTGAGTTTTTTTCTCAACCGTATTGAGAAATTCGACATAGCCCATCAGGCGCAAAATCTCAGCATCCCGGTCGCTCAGACAGCGTTTTTCACCCGCAAAGGCATCATGCGTGCTTTTGAGATATCTGACTTGCTTCATAGAAAAAGTGCGGGGATTTCTCCCCGCTGCTCCTTAGCTACCAGGATTAGCGCCATAGTTCACGCCGGTGATAACGGCTACTGCCGCAGTACGGCGTCGCTTCCAGTTAATCCAGCGTTCTGCGCGGATCGCCACACTATTGGTCTGGAACATCGACACCATCTCTGTTGGTGTTGGTGTAATGCTGTCACCACTGGGCTCACTTTCCATTTCGAGAGATGCCTCGCGTGACATATCAACCGCTACACCGCCATCATCGGCCAGGTAAATATCAGGCGCGTTTACCAGCACAAGCAGATTGCCAACGTACTGCGATACAATTGCTGGCAGGCCCTCAAAGACACCACCAAACATGGTCATGTCTGGATATTCTTTCTGGCCCAGTGCATTTTTGCGTTTTGACAGGGCTAATGCGGTGGTGCTCGACATCAACCAGACGCCGCCAGTTGGCTGCAACTCAGCATCAATAAATACCTGGAAAGCGTTGCTGCTGTCGGTATCAGGGTCGCCGGAGCTTGGGATCTGAGTGGCACCATTGGTAATAGATGCAGGGGAAACATCAGGGACCGCGGCCTTGGCCGGATTAACAAAATCGATATCCAGACGCGCAATAACCGCTTCCGCCAGTTGATCGCGTACCATTGCATCTGCGGCCGGATTTGAAAACCGGATAAGCTCATCAGTAATGACCGCAATAGTCGCCACCTTTGAGAAACCAAACGTCACCGATTCAAAATCAAAACGGGTAAGCGGCTTGGCTTTACCCTGACCGACCCAGCTTGCAGAACCACCAGAAGTCTGAGCGTGAATGCGAATGTTGAAAGGAACTTTACGCAACTGTGGAATGTTGCCCTGCCCAAACTGCCCAACGATTGTTTTTGGACGCAGGAACTCAATAAAGTCCTCTGCATATTCCTGGTATTCGACGAGGCTTCCTGCCCACTGAGGATCAGTCGTGGTACCCGCCCCTACTGCCGACTTCAGAACATGATGCAACTTGGCATCGCGAGGATATTGACGTTTAGCGATCTCCAGAGCCTCTGATCGACTGCCGTTTGCTGCGGCGAGGGATTTGGTAAAACGGGCAAACGCGATACCTTTTTCAAGCGGCTTTTCGACGTGGATGACCGCTGGAGCACCTTTTTCTGTGGTGTTAATAACAGTGCCATTAGCCGCTTTATTTACAGGCTGAGCGGTTGCGGCTTTGGTAGACTCCAGTTCACGCAGCCGTGCAAGGTGTGCATCCACGGATTTGATTTCCGCACTCACCTCGTCATATTTCTCTTCCTCTTCAGCGTCCAGGGTACGGCCTTCTTCAAAGGATTTAGCCATCACCGCTTCGCGCTCAGCGTCCAGGGTGGCACGCTTGGTTTCAAACGATTTAATCTGCTCTGCAATATTCATCTTGGTTCCCTTAATCGGAGTTATTTTTTTTGCTGTAGCGCCAGCGGTGTTTTTGGGGTTTGATTCCGGCTGCTCATGGCCTGACGCGGCACGCAGCTTTTCATCAATAGATTTAACGACCTGGATCGTGCCTTCGGCGTTGGCCGGGACGGTCACCACAGAGAGCTCGTACCACTCCCACCGGGTGAATCTGATCCCGCCTTCATCGATATAGGCGTATTCAATGGGGAGAAAGCCGATAGACAGACCTTTCACCAGCCCCAGACGGATGCTCTGCCAGGCTTCTTCCAGCCGGGCGGCCAGTTGGCTTGGCGTATCGGCCTTCGCCAGCTTTGCCTTGATTTCAATCCCCTCTGGCGTCACCTTCGCCGAGGTAACTTCACCGATCGGTGACTGATGGTCGTGCTGCCAGAGCAGCGGGATTGGAAGCTGAAATTCGGCTCCCTCCGGCACCATGATGTCGCCATAACGATCGGGCGTTGGCGTTGTCGCAATGCCGGTGATCTCCCGCGTTTCCTCATTAACCGCCTTAACCTTAAGGAGGCTGACGGCGTGCTGTTGCTTCATTTTCTGATCTCCAGAAACGCAAAAACCCGCCGCGGCGGGTCGTGAAAAGCGGATTCTCTATATGAAAAACACGCTGTAATCTTTTTTGGCAGGTTCCGGGTTAAGTGATATCAGTGAGATGGCATTAAAAAGCGCCATCAGAGGGTCAATTTTACCGATGCCGCTGGCCCCTTTCGTTACCAGTGGGGCATTACCGCTGATGACTATTTTTGCATTACCGACACACCAGTTCATCAGGGGCTGGGGCGCATGACGGAGTGTTCCCTCGGCCAGTTTACGTTCCGTGGTTTTACATGCACCGCCCAGCTTCCAGCCCTGACTGATACCTACAACGGAATCCTGTGGTATTCCGGCATCAATAAGCGTGTCAAGCAATACGCCTATTCCTGCGGGGTCCATACCTACTTTATCGAGCAGGCCGGCTTCAAATATCTGTGAAACATACATCGCCACTTCGTCGGCATCATCGCCAACCCGTTTAACAATGCTGAGATCGCCCTGCTTCTCAAAATCCCGCAGCTTGCTCTCTTCGCTCTTACGGCGATCCAGAGCCTTAACGTGACACCAGGCATGGGACCACGTAAGCCACTCCCGCGTTTTTTTGTCCCGCCCTGCAATCGACAGGCCCAGCAGGTCATCAAGCCCACCGCCATCGATACCGACTGAGATCACTTCACAGCGACTCAGTATCTGCTTAAAAGTCACGGAAGGATCGGCCTGTCCTTCCCAGAATTCCGCGCCTGCCCACCGATCACCACGCAGGTTCATGCCAATTTCAACATTCAGATGCTTAGCCAGAAACTTTCTCAGGCTGCCTTCATCTTCCTGCGACCGCTTACGGTATTCGTCGTCCAGCCACTCTTTGCTGACGGAACGGCCCATATTCGGGTTGGTGATATAAAAGTGGTCAGGGTTGCGGAAATCTTCGTTTTCCACCATTTCGGGGGGGAACTCGTATAGAATGCCCAGCGTTTTGCCGTCTTTAATAATGCCGTCGCGAACGTTGCGCCAGTAATCCAGCTTCTTCTTGAAAACGCCTGCCGGGGGTTCATCGCTCTGCGTGGTCAGATAGATAACCCATCCCTCGTTACGCGATACCTGTCCGCCCAGCGCTTCGATAAACATTGCGTCAGCTTTTGCGTTTTTGCCGAACAGCCACAGTTCTTCGACCAGAATGCGCCCGGCCTTCTTACCGGAAACCGTATCACTATCTGCGGCCACAACCTTAAGGCTGTTACGGTTAATCCGGTGAGTAATGGTGCGGATATGATCCTGGACGTGAAAAAGCGCTGACAGTTCTTCATTCTCACGCACCATACTGGCTGCGGGTTTGAAGCAGTTATCTGCAACCTCTTTGGTCGGAGCCAGAATCAGATGCTCTTCGTCGGCACGCCAGCAGATGATAAGAGCTGTGAGCATTATTCCGGCAGCAATAGTCGATTTGGTGTTTTTCTTGCTGATCAACAGCCCGTATTCACGGATAAGCTGATTGCCGGTCTGCTGGTTATAGCCACCAAATATCGCCAGGACAAAATCAAAGACCCATTCCTCGGAACATTCACCAAACGTTGGCTTTCCCGGCAGGTCGGTGACTCTGAGCTCTTTAAAAATAGAAAGCGCGTGATCGCCAGAATCGCGAAATATAGGCGGTGGGATGATAGATTTTCGGTTAATGAGCCTGCTGGCCCAGTCAGTACAGGCGGTGGACCATTCCGGCATTTATTATCTCCCGTTACTCACGACCAGTTGGGGTGGCGCCATGCCAGTAAACTTGCTGGCGACAGCCTGTGCAGCGGCCTGCTTAGCGTCTTTTTTGCCACCTTCACCCTTTTTCGGGTGCATATAAGGCAGCATCGCTTTGGCAGAATCCCGTCTGCCCGGATCATCCGGCTCTTTCCCGTTCATAACAGCCTTAAGGTATTCGATCGGGTCGTCGTAGTACCGTTCTGTCTCACTGCTCCCTTCGCCGGTGTTTACCGCTGGGGTATAAACATTTTCGGCGGGGGTATTAACATTCCCCCGACATGCCGGAGCATCATCGACTTCGATAACTTCGTTCTTTTTGCGCTCAATAAAAGCGATGACCTCCGGGTCTTTAGCCAGCTGCGAGCCCTTGGAGCGCGCGGATTTCCCAGAGTACCCCGCTTTTATTGCCGCATCTTTTTTTGACATACCGGACATCAGCGCCAGAGCAAATTTTCGCTTCTGGGCTGTTAACATGTTTACACCCTCCAAAGGGGAAATTTTCTGTGCGTGAGAGGAGGCGCGGTGTCCTGAGCGAAAGGGGTTGTGATTCTGAGATGCCCCCCCCCACCCGGTCCGGGCGCCAGCAATGCCCTTCTCGGTGGCTTTGGTTCCAGATATGGCATCGCTGGAGGCTCACCGGTCACAGCCATCAGCACCAGTCCATGCTCACCTCATACAATGGTGACCGGCAAACCTTCGCCTGCAGGTACATCATGCTTAAGTGCCTCTCTATCAGGCTGCCTTGTTGAGGTCTCACGGGCTGTCTTACCAGCATGGCATTCAACGCAGAGCGTCCAGAGATTGGACTCATCGTTACCACCACCGAACTGAAGAGCAATGCGGTGATCAAGCTCGCTATCACGCAACTCAACGAACCGTTTGCACATACAGCAGCAGCCATCGTCGCGTGTATAGATGCGGCGCTTCAACCCCACTCTGGCGCTGCCAGTTACACGAAGCTCTTCGCTGTTCAATGTCTTCAGGCGACGGGTATCAATAGCTTTCAGTCGCGGTTTAAGTGTGGTCAGTCTGGACATTCAGCCTCCATGCCCTGCGGCGCTCAGTACGTGGTGTGTTGTCCGGGTGACGCTCAACAGTCACACCATCGGCATGATCAACCAGTGAGTAACACGGATAGATAACCCTGCGGCCCAACGCATCGCCAACGGCATAGTCAGCGGCTTTGGTCCGGTTCCAGTTCTTCAGGATAGTGCTGATGCTGCCTTGTGGCGGGCTGTAGCACACGCCGTGAATGAGCCTGTCCATCGTGATGTAGTCGCCCTGCCGTTTGTCTGCCTCTATCAGGCTGGCGGCTATCTGCATCTGATACTGCGGCGGCCTGCCGGTGCCCAGGTAAAAGCTGACTATCTGGTCAGGGAAGCGACTAAGCCATTCACTAACCTGCTGCCTGAATCCCTGCACAGGCTGAGCATCATCCTCACAGATAACTACCCGACAATCCTGCTGGCCTGCCCACTCAATGGCGCGGCGGTGACTGGCGTTAGCGCCGTTGTCCCCCTCATCAATGAGGGTAAGAGCACCCAGCGATTCAGCCAGGCGCATTGCCATATCGCGGCGGGAGTGATGGCCGAGCACCACAAATTTGACATCACTCATGATTTACCTTTGGGCAGCCAATAAAAAAGGCCGCCTGAGCGACCTTTTCGAAACATTTAATTGTTATGGATTTCGACAGAATGGAGTGACGTCAAAATCAGTCATTCTTCCGCTCGCTTCATAACCTGCTATGAATCCTGCCAGTAGGTTAGTAAACATATCGGCGGTCTCTTCGCTTACATCAAAACCATCTTTCGGCTCAAATCTACCGTTATCCCAATACAAATTGTCAGGGACTTGAAACGTGTTACAGAAGTCAACAACTGTAGAGCTGCTTTCAAAGCCCATAAGAAATTCTCCTTTCTGAAGTTAAGCGATAATTCATTATCGCCAGATGGCGGGCTATTTATGCCTCCACCACGCGTATTCTCTACCCATCCCTTCTGTCCTAAAAACAGTATTGACACACGGCCCAGCCACAAGTTTATCAGCATAGCGATGCGCTACAATGCCGAAAGCTATCATGTCACCCACACACGGCTTGCCCTTCTCTTTACCCCAGAACCGGTTGCTCTCTATGCGGTAGTAAAGCCTCACGATTGAGTGAGCAAACGCCATTACGTCAGCGCGGGAGCCACCTAGCAGCCCGGCATTCAGCATCAGGTCGTTGCGGTGCTGTTCGATGAACTCCTGATAGATGCGCTCAGGGTGATGCCCGGATGCCCACGGATCGGCATAGGTCTTTGGCTCGGAGCCGACATAGAGCCTGCCCGCCTGCATTTCTGCCCACGGCTCACGCAACATCTCAACGTCAGTGCCATCGGTACACCAGACGAAACGGTATTCAGGGTGAGCACGCAGGTACTGCCAGATATGCAGCCAGCGCCGGAAATAAACATTCATCGGCACATCAGGGACGCGGTGAAGCATTGCGCCGGTTGGTGCTGTTTCCAGCTCATCCACCAGCACAACAGCATCAGCGCCTTTTACCGATGCGGACCATTTAGCCAGAAGATCAGGCGAGGCCACCAGCTTAGTGCCGCGCTGCGGGTCTGGCTGGCTGGTCAGCAACGAGGTGATAACCAGGTTGCGCTGCTGCCGGAACTCCGCATAGCCGGTATAACCTTTGTCCCGGCGTTCGTTATGAATGGTGACGTTATGCTTAACCTGCTGCTCCCTGTCCGGGCGCGAAACTGATCGCTCAACCGCTTCATGTTCGTCCAGCGAGTAAATCAACTGGTCAGAGCCAGCCACGTCTGCAAATGCCCAGGTGGTTAACCCGGCGTTATGGATGCGAAGCGCGAGATCAGAATGCTCGTACATGCCGCGTCCATATACCGGGTCGAAGCCGCCAACCTTCTCTATCGCGCTGCGATGGTAATACAGCATCACGCCGCGCTGCCCTGTGTAGGCAACGTGTTTATCGTCTCGGTACAGAACAGCCAGATCGTTTAATTTTCGCGGGCCAGCCAGGTCAAGGAACTGGTAGGCAAGGTGCGGCTCAGGAGATGCGATGTAAGGTTGTTCCCATCCACCAGCAATTGGAAATGCGTCATCGTCCCACAAAAACAGATGTTCGCAACCGGCATCAATCAGCGCCTCAAGGCTGCGGTTTTTCGATGCCACAATACCCAGCGACTTTTCGTGGCGGATCAGTGTCACACCGTCAGGTACCACCACCGGCTTGTTTGACCCATCATCGACAACCACCACCAGCGCACCGGCGGGCAGGTACTTTAACTGTTGCTCCAGAGCGCGGGATAAAACATCGTGCCTGTTGTGGCTTGTGATCGCCAGTCCGATACTGGAACGCTGCTGAGCTACTGGCGCAAATTTTACACCATCAATCACCACGTCCATTATTGCCACCAGAGTAACCCGCCAGGCTTCAGCTCTTTTTTAATAATTCCCAGTACCTTTTTCTCTAAAAACTCGCTGGCCTGTTCGTCGAAGTCACTGGTATCAAGTTCAAGCTTAACCTGAAGTGTGCTTGTGGTGATGGCTCCATCAGAGATTACACCGTCCCTGATTAGGGGCTGCCACGGTTCCACCTTCAATTCTTCTTTGTCCTTCTCAGGCTTATCTCGCTCATCACGAAGGTTAAGCGTCACCGGAAAATACTCTGGAATCCCATTAACTGTCGTTCTCACGCCCCATGCGTCATAGCAGGCGGAGCCAGCGGGACTATGCATCTCATAGCCATCGTCACGGACAGTAAGTTGCAGATGCTTCATTGTATCTTCGAGGCGAATCATCTTCATTCAGAATATCCTGCTAAAAAGTGGGTATGGCGCGCAGGGCGGACAGTAAATTAATTTTGCATTATCGAGCCTTCCAGGAAGAAAGCTCTGTAATGCACACTATCAGACCAGCTTTTTCGCCAGTTCAATGAGGTCATCAATCACGGCGTGGGCCTGCGCACCTGCAGCGGCCACCAGCTCTTTCAGTTTCTCCAGCACAGCTTCGGTGTTATCAGTGGTTGCCGGGGCTGGTTGTTGCTCGGTTACTTCATTCAGCGGTTCAGACATTTCGGTTTTCTCTCTGGAGTGGGTGAACAGGCTTTTCAGCCAGATGAGCATTTTCATTTCTGCGTTACGCTTTGTTTGCAAATTTCCCGGTTACTTTCGGTTATGGTGTTCACCGCGCAAGATGCAGCTATAGGGTTCGCACCACCTTTAACCATTCGTTCAATCGTCGCATTATCATTAATGTTGACAGCCGCTATACCGGAAACAATCGTGACTATAACGGCCAAAATTGTTCCGAATATGAAATGTTCTGGTTCCATGCTTATTTGCCCTCTCGGGTTGCTTCAATCTGGCGAATGCCATAGCGGTCGATGTTGCATTGCCCCAACAGGCCGAACAGCTCAGCGTTAAGCTGGACGCTGTCGCCAAATGTCATGGTGTCCGGCACGGGCGGCACATCAATTGGGCTTGTCAGCGCCGCTGGCAGGCTTACCGCTGGCTGCTTTACCGTTCGGTACTCCACTGGCGGCTTTTGCGGCGTCCCGCAACCGGTCAACAGCATCAGCGGGCACAGGAGCAACAGCACACTTATCAGCCGCGAGATAACGCTTGATTTCATTCTGGAGAGTCCTGTTCTGCTGTGCTGTGACTGCCCGTTGCTCAGTGACCTGAGACATGACGGCGTTCTGTTGATTTACCGCTGTGACCAGGTCTTTTACGCTATCCGCCAGGCCATCGTTCTTGGAGCGCAGATCGTTAATCTGCGAGTCTTTGCTGTTCGACAGTTGCTCCAGACGCTCATTAGTGGCCGTCAGCTGAGAATTGCGGGCATGAAGCCCCCACAGCGCTATGCAGATGAGGCCGACAACTATGACCGGAGAGTAGTTTTTGAAGAAGTTGATGATAGCCATATCACCTCCTGTTTTCAGACGAGGTCGAGCGCCCTCACGAATACGTCAAATTCATAAGGCTGGCTGCCGTTCTCGTGTTTGATAATTGCCTGCAAAAGAGGGAACAGCTTTCGGCTGTCTGACAGGTCAATTGGCTTATCAGCGTCCGTACCCGTCGCCAGCGCCACACTTTTGATATAAGCGGCCGTGTCGTTTTCGTTCGGGGGTGCCCAGCGCCGGATAATGCCGTCAATTGTCTTCAGGCCATATTTACGCTGATAGTTGCGCAGAATGATTATCATCGCGCGAATACCGTACTCAGGCCCGGTAAACTGGCAGAAGGATTTATCGGTACGCTGAGCCTGAGGGACCAGACCTTTCCAGTCATCACCCCAGCGGATGTTGCCCGGATTGTTGTTGCGGATGCCGCGAGTTTTGTCACTGCCCGTCATTAGTCGTATCTCCTGCTTTGCGGCTTATCCAGCCCCGTAATTTCTCGCTGATGTAGTCGTTACCCACATAGCCGATGTAAACCGCAAGAACCTGTGCGGCGGCGTCTGGTACGCTCCAGTTGAATACAGCCCCGATCACCTGAAGAGTCGGCGCAGCGAAGAACGCCAGAGCGCTGCATGACACAGCGTCGAGCACCCTGTTACTCCAGGGGCTTTTTGCATATGCGTTTCTTAATAGTGAAAACATGCCCGCTACTCCGGCATATCCCCATTCTGTTTTGTGGGCGTACAGCCACATCAGTACGTTGGCCCAAAAGCCCAAATCATGTTCTGGAGACATACGCCTGTTCCCGCCACCGGGATGATGGCGGCTTGCTGATTGAAATAAAAAAAGGCCGCCAGATGGCAGCCTCCAAAATTAGTGCGGGCGCTACACCGCTGCGCTGGCGTGTTATAAGTTGCCCCGATGCCTTCAGCGGTAAGTTCCGTGCTCGTCAGTACCGGGGCGAATTCGTTGTTTTCACCACTGATCAAATATCAGGATTCACTGCATCATCATCCGGCATTATCCTGCTACGCTCAACCTCTGCCCCGGAAAAATCCTATGCTGTAGCCGATGCTAAAACAGGATAAACAGAGTGATAACACAGGCAGGATCGCGTTCATAATTTCTGGCATGGAAACCTCTCAATGGACTTTGACACTTTAGGCATCTGGTTCACCATCATTGGCGGTATTGGCGCAATTATAGGTTTATTCGTGCCACATTATTTAAGCGCACGGTCATCACGTAATGAGGAATGTAGTGGTTGAATAATCA